ATGGCACAATCATTAGACTATGTTGTAGACGTTCCCGTTGACACTCTTATTGTTACAGCTGATCCGACTCAACCTGCAATCTGGACAAATACATCCGAGATTGAAAACGCAGTTCAACAAAGCGCCTATGTGGCAAGTAATGCAATGCTCAATTATCTCCAAAGACATGCTGGTGATATTTTTGTCTCAGAGATGAACTTTGGATTCCAGGAGGATGCCAAACGGTTACTCGCAGCCAACGGCAAAGTAGCTCAGGCTCAATCTAACCTGAATGATACAAAAACAGCCTTAGATCAGGCGCAAGAAAATGGTACACCACAACAAATTGCACAGGCTAAATTAAATTACCTTAATGCCCAAAAAAACCTGTATCAGGCCCGCAATGAAATGCGTCAGGCATCTTCACAAATGATGAGCCAGCAGATTTTATATAACAATGGATTAATTGGTTTTGGTATTGTACCCGATGGTGAAACACCTGATTCGTTGAATAACACATCAAATAATTATCAATCCCAGATTAATCAAATGCAACAGGCAACAAACCAGGAGAATGAGTTCATCAACCAAGTTAATGCCAATATCAATCAGACGACAAATGATTTAAACACTATCAATGCTGGCGGCCATCCTGATGGTTATAAAAACAATCGAGAGTTGGCAATCCAGTCCTCGATGACGCTGGCAGCGCAAAGTGCGGAGAAAATCGCAGAACATGCAGGTAATAAGGCTGGAGAAATATCACGTAATCTGGCGAATACAGTCAGAGGTGATAAGGTACGTAATTACACAGATGCTAAAAAAACTCTGGACAAACTCCTTAAGAACCCCAAATTATCACTAAAGCAGTCAGATAAGAATGCGATAAATCAGGCTATAACCGCTGATAAGATGGCCTCCTTGTCCAGGGAGTTTGATGCATTAGGGAAAACTTTTGGGCTACTAGACAAAGGGTTTACAACCAAAGATATTTATGAAAAGTACAAGACCGGTTATGTGACTGGTGACTGGGAACCTCTAATGCTTCAGCTTGAAAGCATGGTTTTAAGCGGTATTGCTGCAGCATACACATACAGCTTTGTAACGGGCATATCTCTGGGCATCGCAGCAGTCGTTGGCGTTACTCTCCCGGCGACCGCTGCCGCCATCACAGCAGCCATAGCTGCAGCTGTTGTGGCGTCTTACTTCGACGTAGATTTTGCGGAAAAACTCAACAATCAGTTAATCCCTCAGCTTTACTAGTAAAAGAAAGCCGGGTTACACCCCGGCTTTTTTCATTTTATTGATTGCCATCATCAATGGCAAAACAACTAAACCCAAAACAGAGATCAAGGACATGACATAGAAGAAAAACAGTGATAACAGATAATAAAAAACAGTACTGATGTACGAATAAGAAAACGCTCTAAACATGTAGTTAGCATTTACCAAATCCGAGCGATTCATTATGATAGTCATAAAAATCAAAGCAAACACAACTAAAACACAACCAATAAACACTTTTGGAAAATGATGCCCCCCATTGATCTTGTCAGGTTCAATCAAAAAAAACATCAATAAAGAAACCAATGCGCCAAGGAAAACACCAATATATATGGAGTAATTATTAAGAATAATACTGACTGGGAGATAGTTACTATTGACCATCCCCCCGTCAAGATATGGGAGCTGACTCCCCAGCAAACCAGCCTTATCCTCGCCAACCCAGGCTATCCAGACTATCAATGCCGCACTCACTAAATATCCGACAAGTATAACAAAAAACTGCGACTTACCATTTTTCATATCTCAGTACTCCTCACTTGTTACCCTACATCGAAAACAAGCTCAGATGCTCCAGTATGAAATGATATTAAAGTTAATTGGCTCGGTTGTAAACGAATCGGGCTGCAACATCCAAACGGTCGCGCTCAGCTATTCCAGATCTCCAGCTCGTTATGAATCTTTTCGTTGAATTCCTTAGAACGATGCTCCTGCAATAATTGTTCGAATTTCATGCGGATCGGGTTGCCGCAGCCAAAGGGCATATCGTTAACTCTCCACGTAGGGGAGCCATTTTTCATGCCCGTCTGGACAACCCGCCCGCTACCAACCAGTTGCTTAATCTGCCCACTTACTGAGCTAGCGCTACGCCCCATGGCTCTCGCAATTTCTCCGGAAGTCATATCCGGATGAGCCCGGAGAAACTCAAACGCGGTGATCTCGTTGCGATATTTGTATTTCGATTTTTTGGCCATAGTCAAAACTCGTTTTCAGATTAAACCTGCCGCTTTGCGGCGTTTGTACTCTTCCTGCAGCAACTGTGCTGGTGTCGGGCCCGCTGGATGCCTCGGGGCTGCCAACTGTCGGCGAACCGGAGGTATCGAGAAGCCGTTCGTCACATGTCCGGTCCATTTAGTGAGTAATTTGTCTGCCAGCCTTTCCAGCTCTCTCTCGGTTAGATTTTGCTCAACTCCGGTCCTCCGCATCTCAAGGCAGATATGATACAACACATCCTGTTTCCACGGGTATTTGTCGCTTCCTGAGTAGCGGTACGACTCGTTTCTCCAGCGTTTGTACTCCGCCATCACTGCTTCGGACGTCAGATTGAACGGGTTAGCACCGCTGGCAGATACCAGAGCAACGAATTCAGCAAGATCCGGCGGCCATGTGCTGCCCGCGGCGCAACGAACCATGCACTGCCGGCAAACCTGCGTAATCTGGGCTTCACTCATCGACCCAATCTGAGCGATCCAGAGTTCTGATGGTTCCTCTCCGTTCTTCAGAATCCATCGGTTCGAAAAGATTTCGCCCATCACTTCCCATAGGCGCCATGCCGTTTCTACGGCCGTCTGATCCTGCAACTCGCAACCGTTGCTCACGGGCGGCTCGAATCTGTTGAACAGCTCTGGATGCTGCTGGCTCTGCTCGTACTCCCACATGATCGTTACCCCCGTTCACTGGTTTTTTCTGGCGGACTTCCGCACGGTTAAGATGTCTTGCTAGTTTTTGCTCCCACTGGATCTGGTGAAACGCCCTGCCTTCAGCCTGCCAGTACGCGATGAAACTACTCAACTCGGCAGCAAAATTTATCCCCGGTCTTAATGGCATCCCCCAAATCGTTGCCAATCGGGGAAAATCCTCGGAAGGTTTCCACCCGAAATACATCGCAAATTTTCCGAATGCTTGTGTTTCACCAGGAACTATTCCCGGTTGATTCGGATAGTCAGGCACAACTGGTTCGACCAGAGCCTTATGTGTGGGGGTTATATCTTTTGGTTCCTCTGGTAGATTCCGGATCCCGTTTTTGGGATCGTTTGACGGAAAAAACGGGATCGTTTGGTTGTTTTGCGTACAGGAAACAGTCCCGTTTTCGGGCGCCTTTTCTGCTGTAACAACACCGTTTTCGGGTGTGTTTAAACGACCCCGTTTTTGGTAATGTTCCCGTTTTTGGGTGTGTTCAATTTCAGCAACGCTTTCTTCCACACCAAGAAGTCGGTAAACCGGGATTTGTTTAGTCTTTCCACGCCGTTCACCTGTATCTTCAATAAGCCCGATCGAAACCAGATACTGCAGGCTCGACTGGACCGTTTTCTTATCCAGCTCAGTTGCTTCAGCCAGAGCAGGAATGGATGGAAAAGCGCAGAGATCAGCTCCGCACATGTCGGCCATCCAGGTCAGAACAGCTTTTGCAGAGGACTTCCCGGTCTTAACTTTTTTGGCCCATCGCATTGCGTCAATGCTCATGGAGCCCCCCTATTTTTTGTACGGTACTCATTGTCAAAACTCGATTAAAAAAATTGTGGCGCTACGGCGCTTATGCTCGCCAGTAGTGGTCCCGCCGCATCTGCAGGAAGCATGTTAAAAAGTGCAATTGCTGCCTCCCGAATTTCACGCTCTAACTTTTGCAACGGAGCGCCAAGCAATTTTGCCTGGTGCGCTTCGCTACACTCTTTGATTGCTTGAGCCACCAGCTCGCTTTCAGTCAATCCACGTTTCAATCCGTGTTTGCGCGCAATCTCAATAGGCATTGCTTCAGCGATTGCTCCTGAAAGCTGCATGACGTAACTGGTATACTTCTCTGATCCAGATTCATTTTTCAGGTAGCGGTACAGATTCTGTTTATTGACGTTAATTCCGCGACCGTTTTGTATTCTCCATTGCTCAGCCACCAGCTGCGCGATGTGGTCCTGTGCACGGCCAGGTAATAAAGATTCCCATTCCTGAACAGCGGCAAGAATGGCCCTGCACTTCTGGCTATCGCGGCGCGTCGGCGAATAGTGATTTTTGGTTTTCAGTTGCACCGCCATGTCTTGGGTATAATTTTCAAAAGAGATGGTTTGCATTTTTATTACTCCCTAGGATTTGAGGGTTCTGGAGGGAATACATCATCAAGCGAACAACTAACCCCTAACGCATTAAGTGCGGCCACGATATGACGAGAGTCAGCCAGGCTTGGAACGCGTAAAGATTTTTCATAGTTGGCTAATCGAGGTTGGTTCCAACCAGCCGCCTTAGCCAAGGCTTGCTGCGAAATGTGGGCTTTTTTCCGTAGATGCGAAATGTGGTTCATACAGTTCTCCTGTTGTGTAAAACGATGTTCACATATCGTGAAATACATGTCAATACAAAACGTGAATCACCAATGTTCACTCTTCGTGATAAAGTGAGGGTATGAAGACACTTGCTGAAGAAATCGGTGAGCGCATCAAGGCGCTAAGAACTGAGAAAGGAATGAGCCAAGGGCAGCTTGCGAAATTATGTGGCTGGTCTGGGGCGTCGCGTGTCGCCAATTATGAATATGGCAATCGAAACGTTGGTGTAGATGATGCATTGTCCTTAGCGAAAGCATTAGGCACCACGCCCGTTATGATTTTATTTGGCGAACAAAGTGATCCATCGAACTGGTTAACAGACAAACAAAAAAGGGTTCTTTCCCTATTCAATCAATTGCCTGAAGCTGAACAGGAACGCATGATTGATACCTTTGAGCTTAGACTTAAGGAAATTGACGAGTATGTAGAAAAATACCTACGCGGAAGATACAACCCCACCTAACTCAATCTAAAAAATAAGCATTGCATAACCGGCCTTGAGCCGGTTTTTTTGTACCCTCACCAATAAATTACACAAAATGAGTAATTTTGATTTCACATTTTGTATTGACATGTATTTCACGACATGTGAAACTTCAAAACACAGAACGCAGTATGGGTCATCGAGGCAGGAAGCCCACGAAGTAGCTGCCGGCGGCATACGAAACACCGGATGAGATGACAGCAATATCAATCGCAGCAGGTTCAATGTTCGGCTGCCCGGCCTTAAGGGAAGGAAATAAGTATGGATAAAGCATACGAAGACTATTTTGAAAACCTCTCTGAAGGTGAAGAGGCACTGAGTTTCAGCGAGTTTACCGCGGCACTTTCAGGTAAGCCGGCAGACTGCGCCTCTTCTGAAATGTAATGGAAATCCTGCGCGCTTCGTGGTGGTGAATTGCAGGGTGAAAAAGCTCAATCGTGAAGATCAGCGTCACGACACCACCGACGAAGCGCGTCGAAGTAGTGAAAATAAAAAATCAGGGTTTGCAATGCGGTGAATGCGGCTATGCGCACGCGACACAGTTAAAAAAGTAAACATGGCGGTTATTCACACGTTGTGGGGAAAAAGTTGTCGGCGGTAGTTGTTAACTGGCTGCCGTCACCGGGAGGCACCCGGCGCCGCATTGCAAAACCACATCCCAATAATGAGTTAACTGGAGATAACTATGAAGGATTTTGCCCGAGTACCTACCGGGAACCAGGCGACCCGCCTGAACTGGTTCAAGGTGAGACTACGCCAGCTGTGTTACTTACTGGCGCAGAAAGGAAACCCTGAAGCTGAGGCATGAATACCCTGTTTGCCCTTGTCATCAGCGTATGTGCTCTCACTGGTGAATGCTCTGATGTTCTGATCGGTGTTTATCCATCAGAGGCCAGTTGCAACAGCAACGCCGATGAACAAAAAGTACTGGGCCAGTGCCTCCCCTACCGAAATGCACAAAAAATGGCTGTCGACCAACAGCCTGCAGTGAGTTTTTGAATCGAGTTTTGACCAATGGCCGTTACGGCCGGAGAAGTGATTATGGAATTTGGAATGAAACGCGTTCTGGCATCTGTCCAGGCCGCCGCCACTTTGAATAAGCTCTATGACGGCTCGCCCGTTTCACTGACGGCCATCAGTAAAGAGTCAAAGCTGTCTACTTCATACCTTGAGCAGATCTTCAAAAAGCTGCGGGCGGGTAACCTGGTAATTTCACAGCGTGGCCCAGGTGGTGGTTATAGCCCCCGCGGCGATGACATCACCGTTACAGAAGTGATCACTGCGGTATCTAAACTGCCAGCCCATAAAACTTTTGAGCCTATCCTGCGAGCGCTTGACGACGTTCGCGTATCACAGCTGCTGCGGGGCGATTCGCCAGCCCCATAAAGCACAAAACCCGCGCAAGGCGGGTTAAGTACCCGGTCAGCCGACCAAAGCTTTCCGGAATCGAGTTTTGACCAATGACCACCACCAGGGCGGCTGCCATCAGCTGCCGGGTATCTTACAATCCAAAGGAACCCAAACGCAATGAACAACTACCCGTATCTCATTAAAGCGAAGGCAAAAGCAAACGAAGCGAAAAGTCTTTTCTGCTGGTTCTCTGCTAAATCCGATTCTCGCGCCGAGCGCAAAATCCTGGACATCCTGGAAGACGCTGAAATTAACGTTGGCCGCGGCGCCAGCCATCAGCTGCCGATCCGCACCAACTGGCTCATCGTTGATGACTTACCGGAAGAAGGTGTACTGGATGACACCTGGTGCGATCGCTACGAGCTTGGTGGTGAAGACGGGCTGACATGGCAAAAAATCGTTGCGCCGGCGGCTGCTGAACCACAGCCCTCCAGTAAACCAGAAAACGATATCTCTCCTGCAAATAGCGATGAAGAGGACTATTCGAACAATGAAGAAGCGCTCTTCAACCTGGCGGAAATGTCATTCCGCACGCAGCTGCTTGCCCAGTATATGGCCGACGAGCGTCACGTGTATCACATTAGCATTCCTCATCGTAACCGCCTTTCAGCGATGGAAATGGATACGGATAATCACGGTGTGCAGAATCTGCTGCTGACGGCAGAAAACATTCCGGAGCTTAAAAAATATGATATGCCTGGCCTGTGGAAATTTACCAGTGCATTTAAGAGCGTATTTCCTGTGGGGAAACGCCATGAGCTCGGCAAGCAAATTCAGTTCGCCAAATTGTGGCTCGAAACGTCGCACATTGACCGCGGGATCCTTACAAAGGAATGGGCTGCCGGTAACTGCATTTCTTCGGTTATGAAAACTGATGCAGGTGCGAATGCGGGCGGCGGTAATAAAACCGATCGCACCCCTGACTATGCCCATACCCTTGATACGCTCGATGTTGAAATAGCTCTGGCCACAATGCCGATGGATTTCGATATCTACAATTTCCCGGCATCTATTCACCGCCGGGCCAAAGAGATCGTCCAGAAGAAAGAAAGTCCATTCAAGGAATGGTCGACTGCCCTGCGCAAAACCCCTGGCATCCTGGATTATTCGCGTGCGGCGATTTTTGCCCTTATTCGTGGTGCCACCAGCGATATTCACCATTTCCCGGTAAGTCTGCAGACCTATATCAATGCGAACCTTACCGAGCATAAGCATGACGCCCCTTCTGCTGAGACGCTTGAGAAAGCTGGTCATGTTTCATCTGCCGCCGTCACTCTGGACGCTGTGAAAAAGGCTATCGATGGAGATGAAGGTGTGCCTGACCTGGAAAACCTCTCCACTGATTTTCTGGTAATTGGCACCGAACTGGTAAAAGAGGCTCAAAAGCAACGTCCAGACGCTAATCAGGTTCCGGCCGCCGAGCGCGGCGAATATGTTGAAGGGATTAGCGACCCTACGGATCCGAAGTGGGTAACCGAAGACCTTACCAAGACCAGGCATCCTGAAGTATCAAAAATTGGGGACGGAGAATTTTCCATTGACGGTCTTGTTGACGTTACGGGCAAGGTTAACCAAAAAGAAAAAACAGATGAAGTTGTTCATCAAACGGATGCTGTAGATATTGAATCCGGTCCTCATAATAAGGAGGAAGATCAGCCAATTGATTATGTTCACGTTATGGTTGATCTGGAAACCATGGGTAAAAAACATAACGCCCCTATCGTCGCTATTGGTGCGGTTGTTTTTGACCCGGCAACCGGCTCTATTGGAGAAAGTTTCTATAAAGTCGTATGCCTTGAATCCTCTGTGAACTGGGGCGCCGTAATCGATCCATCTACTGTTATCTGGTGGCTTAAGCAGTCCTCCGAAGCACGCTCTGCGATCGTAAATGATGATGCTATCTCGTTGCAGGATGCATTACTCCAGTTCAGAGAATTTGTTTCTGATAATGTCGCTGGTGGGAGCAAAAAGGCGCAGGTATGGGGTAACGGTGCGTCATTCGACAATTCTATTCTGCGTTCTGCTTACGATTGCATTGCTGAAGATTATCCGTGGGAATACTGGAACGATCGGGACGTACGAACAATGGTAGAGCTCGGCCAGGCCATTAGCTTCGACCCCAAAGCAACGATCCCGTTTGAAGGGTCTCGTCACAATGCCCTCGCTGATGCTATTCATCAGGCCCGCTATGTCTCAGCGATCTGGCAGCGAATAATTGCCGGCAATCAGGTGCTGCAAAAATTGATACAAAACTGATTTTTTATTTTCAGATACTGGCCCAGCAATGGGCCATAATGAGGTAAAACATATGCTTCAGATGTTAACCCTTGAAGAGTGGGCAAACGAGAAATACAGAAGCAATCCTCCAAGCGTTTCCACTCTCAGGAATTATGCTAAACAGAATATGTTTTCTCCCCCAGCCAAAAAAGAAGGTCGATTCTGGCGCGTCAGGGAGGATGCTGAGTTGGTCGGTACATTGACCACTCCTGTAGTAAAGAAAAGCGACCCTGTTCTTTTGCAGAGGATTTTGAACGATGGCTGCCAGACCACGTAAAAATAATATATCTATTCCAAATTTATACCCGCTCTACAGTAGAAAGGTTAATAAAGTATACTGGCGTTATAAGCACCCGATAACTGGTAAGTTTCATAGTCTAGGAACAGATGAAGCAGAGGCCACGGCAATAGCTATTGAAGCAAATAAAAGACTGGCGGAACAACAAACCCGCCAGATAATGGCAATCACTGACAGAATATCCACCAGCTCAGGAAAATCAATATCAACTAACACCTGGCTTGAACGTTACTGGAAGATTCAGCAGGAAAGATTAAAGTCTGGAGATATTAAAGAAAACACTATCAAACAAAAAGCAAAACCAGTATCTCTGCTTAAGGAACGGGTAGGAATGAAATTAATATCCGCTGTCAATGTTCGAGATGTTGCACAAATTCTTGATGAATATTTAGCGGAGGGACAACCCAGAATGGCTCAGGTCATTCGCTCTGTCCTAATAGATGTTTTTAAAGAAGCTCAGCATGCGGGAGAAGTACCTCCTGGTTATAACCCTGCACTAGCAACTAAACAACCTCGTAGAAAGATCACTCGCCAGCGCCTCACTCTTGAGGAATGGCAAAAGATTTTTGATATTGCCGATGAAAATCACAAATACATGGGGAACGCCATGCTTTTAGCCATAGTAACAGGACAGCGACTAGGTGATATATCCCGTATGAAATTCTCGGACATCTGGGACGATCATCTACACGTTCAGCAAGAGAAAACCGGAAGCAAAATCGCTATACCATTAGCTCTGCGTTGCAACGCAATCAACTGGAGCCTCCGAGATGTAATCAGTCGTTGCCGGGATTATGCAGTAAGCCCTTATTTGGTTCATTTCTTTAGAACCACCTCACAGGCTGAACGAGGAGCGCAGGTGAAACCCAGAACACTGACCATGAATTTCAGCAAGGCAAGAGACAGTGCAGGTATTGACTGGGGACAAGGTACACCGGCAACTTTTCATGAACAAAGATCGCTTTCCGAGCGGTTATATAAAGCCCAGGGTATAAACACGAAAGATTTACTTGGACATAAAACTCAACAACAAACAGACAAATATCATGATGATCGCGGGAAAGGATGGACAAAGGTATCTTTATGATGTTTTTCTCGTGAAGTTTTGATAACTTTTTTATCATCAATCGAAAAATAATTTCCACTTACAGAATTTTTTATAGGAACGGTTACATATAGTACAAAAAGTGAATGCTAGGGAACTGTTTGGAAATAATTGTTAACAAGATACAGTTCACAACAATGAAAATAGAAGTAGATATTGGATAAAAGCAATAAAAGTGAGGGAACCCCCTCACTTATAGCTAACATACTTCTGTCCCACTCAACTGGAAAGTTATAGGAGATATTTTACCTCTAAACTTATATGGTTTAGAAAGTAATAGTTTTTCCATTACACCATTATTTATAACTCTCTTAGCATATTCTTCGTCAGTCAAATTTGCGGCTAAGAATGAAAATCTATTACAAACAATCCATACATTGAAGTCTGCTATCTTAATATCTTCTTTATAAAAACAGTCTTTAAATCTTTCTGACATAAAATCATCAACTGCTGTTTCGTATTTCTTTTTTATATTTTCATGATCAAGTCTAGATACCCTAGCCACATCTTTAAGTTCGATAATATAGATAGAGTATTTCTTATCCCCTCTCCGTATTACTAATAAATTATCGGGTGATGGTGGTGTAATGGGTAAGCGCAGACTATTATAATAGCCATCAACTGATAAGTTTATTATTTTGTCATTATCCAACCCACCATCCTCAGAATAAAAATCATCATCTAATTTAATAAATACGTTATTTTCTTTAACATCCTCCCGTAAAAACTCACATAATTTCTCAGAGGATAAAATAGCAGGAATCAT